ATTAGCAAGCCCCCGTATGCAAACCACTACCATACCCGAGAACCCTAGGGCCTCGGTAGGTAGTGGTGCTAATGGGTGGGACATCTATGTCCCAACCATTTTCCTTAATGGAAGTTATAAACTTCCAAAAGGAAATTCTTCGATCTTGAATTTCAAGATCAAGAAAAGAACCTATCGCCAACTTGGCAGAAGGTTCACCTCGCTGGACAGAGATTCTCTGGCCAGAAAGATTAGAGGTGCCTTTGGAATTTCCAGAGGGATCTCTAATATTCTTTCAAATCGTGGAGTCCACCATATTGAAAGAATGGAAGAGGAGATAAGAGGCATCATTGATGCCTTACTCCTCTTTAATCGTTCGCTGTTCCTAAAGGGATCAGCTGAACGAAAGACCATCATTCATTGTATGAAGTCGGTCCTCAGTGTCTGTGTCTTTGACATAGACTCTGTAACAAAGTGGTGGAAATCTTTCACCAACTTTGTATACGTCACATCATGCCAGTTAGAAACTGAAGAAGATGTGACGATGACTGGTAATAATCCGTTTCGGAGACTTACCAGCCTAACTCCTTTAAAAGAGATACTCTCTAAAGGAGATAAGATGACTAAGCTTGATATTCAAGCAATAGCACATCTTGTTTCAAGCCGCCAGCTAGTAGCAGGAGGCTTGAAAACATCTAAAGAAGCGTTACGCCTCTTTAGAGAAACTACGTCTGAGAAATTTTCTCCAGACGAAGCTACCCTTGTTAAAGCATATAATGCTGCAAGGGTTATAGGTGCCAAAGTACTCCGACTCGGAGGAAAGGCACCTTCAGATGCCGGTCACATCTCTTTGAGTAGTGCCGGATCTTACGACACCCCAGCAAAGCTGGGTGGTCGCGGACAGGAGATTCGCAATGCGATAACTCCTATATTAACTTTCGTTCCTTCGGAACGAGAAGTTATAACACTCCCGTTCATTGAACTGGAGTGCTTACCAGGTATTCCAAGATGGAGATCCTGGTGTCGTGCTCGCAATTTGGAATTTCCAAGATATTCGGTTGAGGAAGATTTTCTTCCTCCTCCGGATTTTGTGAGCAAGTACGGCGAGCCCAAGCTAGAGTTTGGTGCTCGTCGAAGCGATAGTACCACCTTAGGTGAATACGATCGCTTTTGGGGATTTGATGAAGCCTTAGGCACTCAAATCCTCTGTTGTGCTTATTTAACTATGCTAAATACACAATACTACATGGATGGGGAATTTTTCCCTATTCCGTGCAGAACCTGTACCGTTCCAGAACCTGGAGGTAAGGTTCGAGTAGTAACCACCACTGAGTGGTGGGTTATAATACTCGAGCAGCCGTTAGGACATATCCTAAAAGGATTCCTAGCGGCTCACCCTTCTGCATCCGCAGGATTAAGAAGGGCGGATCAAACTTGGGAATTTCTCAAGTTGCTCCGTAGGGCATCTGACTTCCCAAAGGGAAGTAAATGCCTTTCGTCCGACCTCAAAGAGGCAACGGACAGAATCCCTACAGAAGTCGCAAA